TCGTGAACTCCGTTGGAGCCTGGCACGCAGCCGTTGGCGTGAAGACCGGAAGAAGGGCCGTTACCGCAACAGCGGCAACACTCGTGTCCTTCAGCAGCCCGGCCGCGTTGTGACGCACCGTCACGCCGTCGAGAATGATGTGCGGTTTGATCTGAGAGATAGCCTTAAGCGGAATAGGATTGCGAATCTCGGCCTCAAGTTCGGCCAGATACTCCATCCCGCGCTCGATCGCCGCCCAGAATCCCGCGTAGGTTCCGCCCGTGATCTGAAACTGATATTTCTCTGCTGGCCCGACACTGGTATCTAATAGTTCCCCGTCATCAAGTGTCTGCGTGTTGGTGAGAAACGGACCGCGCCGCGGATGTCCCCTGAGTTGAAGGAACAGCCGACAGATGCTCTCATCGAGAAACAGCACGAGCTTATCGCTCTCAGTGGTCTTGAGCTTGCCACCGGCCAAGGCTGCGCCGTACGCTTGCCCACCGTCCGAGACGTTCAGGAGTTCAACCGCCAGATTTATTACGTCGGTCTTATTAACCGGCACCGGCTTCCGCTCCCCTCTCGGTCAGCTCGAACGCGATCCTAACGAGATCGTCCGTTTTACTCGGAGGCACGCCCATATCGCTCCCGGTTACCGGGTCAAACACCGGCGTACAATTCGCCTGCACGGTCAGGCTCGCATCGTCAGGCAATGACACCCCGTCAGGATGCCGACCATAGAACAGGTCATTCTCGATTGCTCCGTAGTAAACAGCCTGGCTTCGTTTGGGGTGGTCTAGATCCGATCGATGGGGAACCAACGAGAGTTTGCCATGTGTGGGATGCGTGACCCTCGCAACAGTCCAGGAGAGCATATTCGGAAAGAGAACGCCGAGTGCCGAGGAGCTTACCCCGGAGACAATCGGCACCGTGTAGTCGCGTTGCAGCAAAAAGAAGTCTGAGCCGTCGGCGACACGCCTTGCCAGCTCAGCCCGCGCGAGAGGCCCAGCGGCGGCAATGTCCCCGTCGCCCAAGGTGCTGCCTTGTTCGCGTCCATACCGCCGCACTCTTTCCACGAACTCATCTTCTGTCATAGACCCCAGCTCACACCGAAGCCTCGTGCATCCGACTCATCTTCTTGGAATAGGTCCAGCTTGTATTCCCCAAACTGCGCCCTATAGAAGGTGAAGTCGCGCACAAGGCCATAGCTATCGTTCCCGAGAATCCTCTTCATCTTGTCGTCGTCGTAGCCGCACCTACCGATCAGACTCATTGCGGTATCGACATCAAACAGATTCGAGAAGTTCACCAGGAAGGGGAATTCATTATCCGCGCTCGACAAATCGAAGCCTTCCGGTTCATACCGGACCAGACAACGGATCGACTCCTGTGGCATAGGTGTCACCTTGCACCGCGGTCCATTCTCGTCGTAGTAGAAAGCGATCGCGGACAACGGATTCCACCCGCTTGCCGACGCGGAAGAGTGGTAATAGTTGTAGTCGCTCAGATCGGTCAATGCCCTCATTGGAATCTCGGACCACGGAATCGGCGGTACATCCGTCTCTACGGTCTCAACCAAAAACGGCTTGCCCCAGTTGTCTGCTGTGACGAAATACTCATCCTTGTTTGGTGTAAGATTGAGCGTCCACTTCTGCGTGCGCCACGGCTGAGCAGTCAGATTCAACTCGTTGACATAGTAGTGAAGCTTCTCAACCGAATACTCGATAATGAGGCCATCGGAGACAGCCCGCTCGGAAGGGTAGCCGAGGTGTCTCCGAATGCCCTCAATGTGCGCGGATAAGGTGTTCACTCCTCCTCGTTCTCACTCTCGCTTTCGCTTTCAGCGCCTTCCACGAGACTCCCCTGCGTCTTCGAAGGGCGCCGATTCTTACTCGAGGACCTCTTCGACCGATTCATCTGCGCCAAGGCATCTCTCATCGTTTCGGCGAATTGCTTCTGAGTCGCGACGACCGTCTCTGCGACAATGCGCGCGATTGCCTCTGCAGACATTTCCTTCTGCTCGTTGGGAGAAACGACAGTATTCAAGACGTCTCGCAGTTGGTCTGCCGTCAGACCGCCGCTCATATTGGACGCGAGCCGGGCCAGAACATCCTCGTTGCCCTTGTGAGCGAGGAGCCATTGATAGTCCAGATCGCAATCGTCGTAGATCGCTTTCATCCCTGCCTGATGCAGAGTTGCTTGCTTCCTCAGCTCTTGATCCTGGACTTGGAGATAGTGCAGGGCGAACGCTCGGCCGCGGGCGAAGCTCGGTAGTATTTCCTCGATGGCCGCCAGATAGAGTTCTCTTTGAAGCGGCGTTACCGTGATCTCTCCAGACTTCAGCGCCGACCTTGCTGCAAGTACAAAGTCCATTCGCACCTGCAGACCTCCGACTTCTCGGCATCGATCGTGAATCTCTTTCGGGATCTCCAGCCAAGTCTTGTACATCTCCGGAGCAAGTTGGCGAATGTCTGCATCCGTCCGTTGAATCGGGAATGGCTGAATGATCTGATTGAACTTGAGCAAGTCGATTTCTTGCGGCAGACGCTCGGTCAGGCACGAGACCACAACGGCCCCTTGGTCGTCTGACGGCTCGCCGTGCCCTCCGAGCTGCTTTAGGATGCTCTCAACCTGGCCGCCGGCCATATCATCAACCAGTGTGTCCGTCAGGACCTCGCCGCCGGGCATATACCGCTCCTTGATTCGACCGCTCGACTCGACAACCGACTCGATCGGCTCCCAGTGTCCAAAGCGCGTCACACACCCAAGCCGGCACGGCCAGAGGTGAGGCAGGCTGTCTCGAGCCTGCACGCGATGGAGGGCCGAAACGGATGACCAGACATAAAATGGCCCAGGGCTCATCTCTCCATTCACACCTGGCATATCAATGACTCCAGGTGGATAGAGATTCTTGTCCAAAATCAAATTTGCTGACATTACGTTTGATCTCCTCGTTTGATGTGCTGAGGTTTCTTCACTCCAAGCACCATATATTTTGATTGATCACCGGGGCCGCCCTCGTCGAGCATCCGCGCATCGGACACCCAGCTTGCGGACTTCCGGTACTCTTCGCTCCAGAACGCTCGCCTCCGAGCTTCGTAGTCTCGTTGTGCGTCCCGCTTGTCGCGAATCGCCTGCTCTACGATCTGTTGCGGAACCGGCTCGCGGTCTCCTACTTTTTGCTCTTCTGCGCGCAGCGCCATCCTCCGTGCGAGCTCCTGCAGGTCTCGCCAATCCGGATTTCGGTACAACCCGTCACATAAGTAGTAGGTTGTCAGCCCTTTCCCGCACTCGCATTTCTCTCGCCGGTGATAATTGACCTTCCAAAGCTGTTCGTAGTAGACGCCGCCCATGGGAAACGGTCCGTTCTCAGTAAGATCGCCCTGTTGACTGAGGGTGTAGCCCCCATCAGAGGCCCACTCTTTCTCGCTCACAAAGCGGGCTTCCTCGAGATACCAGAATGGTTGGCCGATCTCGACACGTCTCAGCTTCACGCCGAGAGGCCTGTCCATCGCAGTGTCTCGCGGATGCCAGATTGCGCCCGTAATTTTTCCCGCTACGTTGCGTTGATACTCGACAAGCTGAGGCTCCCAGAAGCGCTGATGTGGGTAGGTGAGGTAGTAGCCGCCCGGATCGTCCTCTAACGACTTCAGCCCATCCCGGGCGTAGTAGGTTGAAGAGAAGGGCGTTCCGTAAGGCGCCTGCCCCCAGACAAGACGAACGCGAGGCTGGCCGGTGTCGACCAACCCCGCGACTTTGTTAAGCTCCGCTTGAAAGAACTCTCCCCCGGCAGGAGGAGCAGTATTCGAGCGAGGCGGATATTCCCAATTCATCGGTTAGAAGTCTCCGATCTGCGTCCATAGGATTGTGATTGTGCCGTTGACGATCACGTTCGCATTGGCGGTAATGCCCGCGTCAGGCACAGCGATGTTGAGGAAGGCATCGAGCGGGGTGGTCGTTCCATCGAACGGAGCAGCAACAACCGCGCTGAGTTTCTTCAGGACGCCCGCGCTGCCAGTCAAGGTCCCCACTGTCGACGGAATGATGTCCGCTTCAGTAGTGGTCAGGGTAGAGTCGCCCGCGCCGGCTGCGACCGAACCGACGGCGCCAACCAGCGCCGCTGTCGCGGTGATGCCCGCTCCCGCGACGACGGCCAGATTGTAAGACGCCCCCAATATGACGATGCCGCCTTCGGGGAAGTCATAGACCTTCAAATTCCCCTGGCCGCCCGCCGCGCCTCCACTATCGACGACTGCCACGATTGCATTTTCAAGCGTCAGGACTGTCCTCTGAACGCCCTGGCCTCCATATTCCGTGGCGGAAGCCCCTCCGGCTGGATCTCCAGTGTTCGGAAGCGCAGACAGGCCACGCTGACTCGCATAGATGTCAGGCATTATGCACCTCCTAATTAGGGATTAGCCGAAGCGAATCCAGTTGCCAGACCAGCCACCGAACAGTTCACCATCGCGAACGAAGTGTGGTAGCGCTTGAATCCCATCTGACCCTTCCAGCCGTACCACCCAACGTACTTGTCCTGCCCGTTTGCACCCGAGAACTGCATTCTCAGGTCCATATCGTCGTCGCGATACCGGCCCCACGGCTTCAGTCTCCAGATCCGAGTTGCCGCCACGTCCCAGCCGTAGAGCGTGTCATCCTGGATGTCCACGTGCTCACGCCAGCCGTGATTGAGGAAACTCGGCCCGTCGAAGTTCTGCTGCGGTTTACCACTCCCGCCCTGGAATCGAAGCAACGGGTACGCCGGAAGCAGGAAGCCTTCCGACTGCGCCAAGCTCGAAAGAATCATCAGCTTGGAAACATCGCCCTCACCGCGGAACCGGAGCGCGTTCCGATTCTTGTAGACACGAGGAGGAGTGATCTGCGCGCCCCCCAAGTTGTCCGTGAGAACCTTCAGCCATGGATAGGTCGAACGAGGACGGCCCTGGATGATGCCGGAATCCGACATCTGATCTTCAAGGCCGGCGAAGCCTTGGTTGTAGCTATTCTCATAGACAGCAATGTCGGTTGCTACCACGGCCGCGTCGACCGCGTCGAACGTAGCCACCCCAGTGGAGGGAACCGGAGGAATCGACGCTGTTGACAACTGCGCTCTCACGGCGCCGGCCGCCGAGACGAACTGATAGCGACCCCGGTGCTGGATCCTGCGACTGGAGAGCAAAGAGCCGGCCGCGAAGGTTTTCGCAAACGTCACCTGAGTCGCGGAGTCACGCGTCAGTACAACGCCGAGCCGACCGGTTCTAGAGCCAAGCAACGCCTGTTCGCTCTTCTTGTGGGCGGTGTCGAAGTACTTTCCGCACTGCTCCATAATAGAGCCAGCTAGGTTGTTCTTTTGCTCCGCTTCCTGCAACGCGTCACCATCAAAGCCGTAGCCTTGCGCACAACGCGCAGGCAGAGCTTTCATCGTGAGGTACAGGTTATTGGAGACAACCGGCAATGCACCGCCGCGAGAGAAGAAGCCCCACGACGGATTCGGCTCAATCTCCAGATTCAGATCGACGCCGCGCATATTGATTTCTTCTTTGCCTACGGGAATCAGACCTTCAACAAACGTAGCTTCCTCGCGGGCCTTCTCGATAACGGGGTCTACGGACTGCCTGAACACGGCTTCCCGTTCCTCAGCTCCTACAAACCCTCCAGGCATAGGTCACCTCCTAATGATTGCCTTTTGTAGCCAATGCCTAGCCGTCCCGTTTATTGAGAAAGCTCGTCTGCGTGCGATGTGTGAAGGTAGGTAATTACGCGACGCCGCGGCGACGCTGTTCGAGTTCTTTCGTGGCGTTCGTCATCCAATCCGAGTCGCCCGAATCGCGGTGCTTTTGAATGATAGCCTGAGTCTGTGTGTCGGCTCCGGCTGCTGCCCCGGCCGCGGCGCCTGTGACCTCTTTCACAGTCTGCTGCTTGCCGTTTACTTGTGATTGAAGCTTGCTGACCTGTGCGGGGAGACGGAGGACCCGAGGCGCGATCTCACCCAGGATTGTTGCAACTCTGTTGTGATACGTCGCGATCTCGATGTCTGCTCGAGCCTTATTTCCCGCTGCAAGCCAGTTCTTTGCCTTGGCTAAGGCACCCTTCGCTGCCGGATCGTTTTCGATGCGTTTCTCCGCGGTATAGCGGGCGGACTCGAGTAGGTCAGCATCCTCCGGCGCAGGCTTGTACTTCGAGAGCGCCGTCGTCCATACCTTGCCCTTCTCCGCGTCGTGCGCGTCGTTTAGCTCTCTCTCTTGACGATCCTTCTGCTGTTTGGTTGTCTCACCGAGCCGGGTGTCGTACTGCGAGAGTTTGCCTTCCAAGTCTTTGAAGCGCCGGTCGAAGGTTTGTTCCTGAGCTCTCACGAGTGCGATTGTCTCTTCACTCGCACCCTCTTCGCGGAGCCGCTCTACTAAGGAGGGCCCGCCACTGTTTCCTGTCGCGGTTCTGGCAAAGTCTTGTTGGCCCCCTCCATCCGCGATCGCGTCCATCCGCGCGTTGAAGTCGTCGACAGTGAGACCGAAGCCTTTCGCCAGGAATCCAGTCATCGAGTCGAGGATCTGTTCTGTTTGTTGCGGGCTATAGTTGCTCATCCCGCGTTCAAGGATGTGTGGCAGGAAGTCCGGGAGGTGAGTTGAGGCCAGACCGTAAGCCAACTGAGTGTAGTGCGCCTGGGGAATCTTTTGCATCTCCCCTCGCCAGTCCCAGTTTCTGGCCGCTTCCGGCGTCGGGTCATCGATGACGATCGCAGATGTCAGACGCGCTTCGTGCTCAGCCAGCTTCGGCTCGAGTTCTCCGATTTTCGTCTTGTAGGTCTCGACTTCCGTCTGAAGGGCGGCGAGATCTGGAGTGGTCTGACCCTGCTCTCCACTCTGTTCGCCACCTTGAGCTTCCTGCTCTTGTCCAGGCTGCGCGCCACCATCCTCGGCACCCGATCCTGAGTCGGACTGCCCTTCGCCTCCGGATACACCGCCGCTTCCGCCGCCTTCATCGGTGGCGCCGCCTGCACCACCCAGGTTGGAAGCGTCTTCAATCGTCAACAAGTGTCGCGGAATCCAATCCCAAATGCTTCTCATCGCTCTCCTTTTTTCACGGTAGCGGCGCGAACCTTTGCCAGATCCACAGCCGTAGCGTTTTTCTCTTTGGCCAAATTGTGCTCGTGCTCGCGTTGACGCTCTTCGCCCGCAAATTTGTCAGCACGCTCAGCTCTATTCTGTTCGTCGTTCGCTTGTGCTTCCTGCCCTCTGGCCTCTGCCTCTTGCGCGGCCGCTGCTTCTTGCGCCGGTGCATTCGCCTCCATCTCCATAGACGTTGACTGCACCTGACTCTGCACCATCGCCATCTTGTGCTCTTCGATCCGTTGCACGAGCGCGATCTTGAGCGCGTCGGGAAATCGGATGCCTTCATCCTCTTGCAAAATCTTCTGGATGTAGGCGATACAAACTGGATGATTCTGGACCGTGGGCAAAACCGGAGCTGCGGCCAGGATCGTCATCACAGCCATCTGAGGATCCACCATCCCCTCCTGGCCCATCTGCTCCATCGCCTCTTTCATTCTTTCAAGCTGCCACCGACAATAGCGTTGGCTCACATCCGAGTCATCGGCCGCAAGCGAGATATTGAAGGCCTCTTCGATCTGCTCTCGAAGCCGGGGGGCCGCCATCACAACCTGAAGACCGCCCATCACCCCGATCAATTCGAACGCGGCTTTCAGGTCGGCCTGATACTCCATCTCTCCCCGGGGAAGCCACGAACGTGGACGGGACGACACGACATACTGCCCGTCGATGTCGGAGCCCATAAACCATTTCATCTCCATCTCACCCGTTCGGCCCATCAACGGCATCGGACGAGATTCGCCGGCGTTCTCGCGAAACATCTTCAGCACGCCCCTAGCCCACCTAGCCCTGAAAGCCGCATAGGGAGCCAGTTCCACGGCGCGCTGATTTCTTGCACCCTGATTCATCAGGCTAGCTTCGGTCGCAGTCCCGCCGCCTTGCGTGTCGGCAGCACCAAGCGAGGTCGGGAATGCCTTAAGCTGATATTGAATCGCCTGCTGATCCTCCTGCTCCGACTCAAACACCTCACGACTAAGCTGGGGGCGCTCCAGTGCTGTCACGACTCCGCTGGGCCCGGTCAATGGTTTGTCGATCGGCCAGTTCGGCTCAACTGGAATCCGCTCAAAGGGGATGCCATGGGGTGCGCCGCCCTTCAGATACCTACCACGGTAGATCATCCCCGACCCGACGTTGTAGCGAATGTTAGCTTCCTTGAGCGCCCGCTTGAGATTGATTCCTCGTTGGGGATCGTTGACGTCCTCGATTCCGTCTCCCCAGGTCTGGGAAGGCACGGGATAGCGCTGGCAGTGAAAGAGGCGATCGATGAAATCCTCGTCTCTGAAATCTATCGGCTCACCGTCCACCAGGCAGGAATACATTCCGCTCTTAAAGACGTCGCCAAACTTCGTGTTGGCAGGTATCTCAATCGGATTCTCCGGGTTGCCCCATTTCTCGTCCTGCGGAGATGTTACGTTCGAATACCAACACGGCTTGAACCACCAGAGCTGAACGATCAGCACTCGCGGGTTGCCGCCGCCTTCTCGCTGATAGGAGATGCGACCGGTTGAACCGGTGCCCGTCGCGGCCTGTAGTTTTTGTTCAACCAAGACCCCGCCATCGGCGCTCTTTCCTCTCGGATGTTCAGAGTTCCACCAGGGAATGACTTGCTTAACCTCTTCGGGCCGCATCTGAAACTGGATCTGCACCCACGAGGATTGTTCGAAGTCTCCTCCGAGAGAGTCACATCGCACCTGATAGCCGGGGATTATGTCGGTCTCGACGTCTCCGGCTCGCACCTCTTCGTGCCCAACAAACTGCGGGGCGACCACGGTAGGCGCTTCGTTGATCTCTGCCGGACTCCCACAGTAGGGACACATCCCTTCGACCAGTTGTTCCGGCGTTCCTGATTCCTGGCATTGAGGACAGGTGTAGGTATCGGGTCCTGTCTTGACTTCGGCGTCTTCGTACTTCGGACGAAGAACTATAGGGCCGCCGTTGGGATTCCAGCGGATTCGGCGGATTACATTCCCACAGAACTGGCCGAGCTTGTCCTCTCGAATGAGAAATGTTTCGGTCTCAGTCGTGTCCTCGTAATAGTCCAACACGTAGTTCGCCGCTTCCGCCTGGCCCTTTGCCTTCTCATCGGCCTTGTGCTTTGGAAGAGGGATGACCTGGAGATCCGATCGGCTAAGACAGCCCTGTGCGGTTACGGCATCCGAGTTTGGCCGGATGAAATTGTAGACCTTAAGCGGGAAGGGTTCATTCTTGGCGTTCTGGACCAGTGGGCGCCATTGAAGATCGAACGTCGACACTCGGCCGAGCTGCTGGCCGCGGTACATCAGTTCGTTGGTGAGAGCCTTTGCGTGCCGCTCTCGCCACGAACCATCTTGCTCGCGGCTGAGCCGGCTCGTGATCTGTTTCACGTAGGTAGGAAAGGGCGGATAGCTCGGCGGGACAGAAACGGAGTGCTCCTGCCGAGTCTCTACCGGTGTCATTTCTGGGGCGAGTAGCGGACTAGCCATTCTTCTTCAATTCGTCAGCGAGTTCCAAGATTGGTGTATAGGCGGGATCGTACTGCGCGGCAGTCGCGTATTCCTCGTAGATCAAAGGATTCTTGGCGGCCTGCTGAGCGCGTTCTTCTATTTCAGCTTGCTCGTCGGCCCTTACCAGTTGTTCGAACGTTGAGGCTACCATTTCCGGACTCGGGTTTGGATCCGTCTCAGGTGTTGACGGGGATTGCCCTAACTGCTTCTCGAGGAGCTTGTCCCGAAACCAGTCGCGCTCGTCACGCGTCCGGTCCAGCTCGCTGCGCGCCTGCTCGACTGTCCGGCCCAGCTCCTCTCGAAGCTGGGCACAGACAGCGCATAGGCGACGACGCTCAAGCCACTCAAAGAACCAACGCATCAGAACCCCGAAGGTTGCGGCTGGATGAACTCCGGCAGCATAAACTTGTAGTCGGCCGTGAGTGTGGTATCGAACGTGGTGAAGATCGCGAGCAAACCCACGACGGTTGTCAGCGCCGCAATCGCGCCAATAGTAGTCACGCCGTTCTCCAACACGTAATCGAAGATGTCGGCTAACTGCCGCGCACGATCTGCTGGCACGTCCTTGAGCGAGCCCGACGTGCCCCCGGTCGCGATGTTGGATCTGATCAAGGCCCGTGTATTCCAAGCTGCTACGTCCGCGTCGACCAATCCGAAGCCCTGCAGCTCCAGAGCGGCAGCGTACCCCATGCGATTGGCTTGTGTTTCAGTTGTTCCAGGCATTACTCGTCACCCCCTTCTGTCGAAACTGCTGCGTCCGCTGCTACCAGAGCCGCGACGATCTTCTCCGCTGTCGGCTTCCCGATTCCCGGAATGTCGGTCAGAGTATCCTCTGCAATCCTCTTGCGGAGCTGGTGAAAGGTACGCACATCGCCCGCGTCGAGCGCGGCTCGGGCTGGGAAGTCGTCAGGTAATGAGCCCTTGGCTTCAGCCTTCGGTTCAGGTTCCGAAACCGGTTCGGCTGCCACCTCGGGCTTCAGCGCGGCGATTACATCGGCACGCCCCTGTGCGTCGAGTGCGTGGTATGCCGCCATAATGCGCGGTGCGTTATTCAGATCGCTGTCATCCTCGCGGAGTTGAGGGCCGTCCTTTTCTTGCTCCATCGCTGCAAGCAAGCCCGCTTTGCTGCCAGATTGCACATTCTCCAATCGGTTCAGTGCATTGATTACGTCCTTCGCTTCAATCATCGTCGTCACCTCCTACCGTTCGTTTGCCGATCTTCAGCTTGGGAGCCGAAGTCGGCAGTAAGTCCCCGACTGACTTGAGCATCACGCTCTTGTCCGTGTACACCGAAGGAGTCGTTGGTTCCCAGCAGCAGACCGACTCGCCCTTCTTGTTCTTCTCGGGCTCGCGTTCGACATCGACCGTCCAACCGCCGTGCGCCACCTGAATGCGAATGCTCCTCACTGCTCGTTCTGCCATCAGTACTCCCCCTCAACTCTTCGCTTGCCAATCTTCAGCGATACCTTGCGCTTTTCCGACTTCCCGGTGACCGGCTTATCAGGATGCTTGCTGTTGTAGATCCGAGCGGCCTTGCCCTTCGCGGCTTTGTCATCCATTCCGTCCGCTTTGAACTTATCGCGCATTGTTGTGTACTGCTTTGGCATTGGCCTTACTCCTTGGCGTTCGTTTGATCGTTATCGCATACACGTAACCATCGTCCCTCATCCCGGCGACTCTCAGCACGCTTTCAGTGACGCTCTCTTCCCATTCACCCCCACGCGCGTGACGAACCATTTCCTGTGCCGACTCTATGATCTTCCACTCACGCGCGGTTGGTTGTCTCACATTTCCCCCAACGCGCCACCATAACTCGGAGCCTTGTCCTCTTCGTTTGCGATCGCTCGAGCCCAGTACTGCCGCGAAGTCACCCAGGCCTCTTGAGCGCGCTGCTCCTCAGGCATCTGATCAGGCGGGAACCTTCGATTGACCTTTAGCGCTAAGCGCTCCTCTTTAGTCAACGGCTGGATCCCCGGGAAGAGCTTGCCGGCGATCGCTCGCCCACAGTCGACCATATCGTCGAAGATCTTTGGGGAGTCCTTTTTCTCTGCCCCCTGGGCAGTGTCCGGCTTGCGGAACGCCGGATACTCGGCCCGCGTCCGCGCCTGGCCTCGCTCATCGAGCGCCGGCTTCACCTTGACCTCGCCGATCTCGTAATCCCAATAGAGCTCGCCTTGACCTTTCGCTACGAGCCAGAATGCCCGCGGACACCCAGGCAGCTGTTCGCCAGCTTGCGGATGCCCCTCCGGCCACACGTTGAACGGATGAGGAATCTCCGGATCGATCGTCAGAAAGTTCTGCGTATGCAGGATCCCCTCACGCGCCTCCGCAGTGTTGATGCCTTGAAACATCAAAGCGTTTCGGCCAGCAAGAGGCATATCGGTTTCGTACCCCTTTACGATCTCCGGCCGTTCGTGACTCGCAAGCCTCCACATCATCCGCGACTCTTCATCCCACGCACGCTCAATGTTCTGAATCGCAATTCCAACTCTGATAGCCGACGGACCAGCGCGCTCATCGTTCTCGATGGCTGGAAAGCTCGGCCAGCACATCTCGCGGTAAAAGAAAACGAATTTGTTCAGGGGCATTCCTTCGGCTGGCTGCCAGAGCCACGCATTTGCACAAGGATGCTTGTGATTGTTGCCCCAGTCCTGAGCCTGTGCGGTGTACCCTTTCGATGGAAGCCGCGGCTGCCCGTTCGCGTCATACAGTCGCCAGTCTTCGCCGTACGTCTTCTTCATCTCGCGAGCGAAGTAAGCTGCGAATCGGTCCCAAGTCACGAGGTGGTACTTCTCGTCCCACATCGGGTATTGAGCGTCCGGATAGGGCCGGTCGAGATTGTGTTGGTACTCGCGCTCCCACGAATCCATTCCGACTACATTCAGCGTCGCCTCACACGCGGAGAGCGGTAATCCGTCCCAGGACGCCTGGCCCTTGATTGCCCAGCGGTCTTCTTCCCGCGCGTAAACCGGCTGTCTAACCGCAGGGATCGGACCGATGACTTTTCGTTCGGAGAGCACGTCGGTCTTACGGGTCAGAATCCGATTCAGCACCGAGTCTCGATGAATCGGATTTTGATCGAAGACGACAACACAATCGGCCGATCGGGTCGCCAACACAGACGATGACAACGCCGTAACCAACGAGTCCACCATCCCGGGACTGTCTCCATCATCGTCAACGTCAGTGATCCAAATGAAGTCAGGGCGATACTCCTCCAACCCAACCCCGCGTTGCGCAGCCAGCAGACTGAAGCTCTGTAGGGTCCAGCCGTCGTCCGTAGTTAGCTGCGTGCGGTTCCACGACGACCTTACACTTCGATCACCGAGCTCCCGCACTTGCGGTCGTGACATACCGGGATAGTACTGGGCGACGTTTGATGCCAGCAGCATCGAGTTGACCCGCCGAATATGCGTGTCGCCCTGCGGTATCGTGCGCGTAATTACCAATCCAAACTTGCGCCGGCCGCGGGCCCCCAGCGCGACGGCAAGTCCCGCCGCAGACGTGCTCTTGTTGCCACCTCGATTGACCATCCAGAGGCACGATGACGGCGAGGGTAGGGTCCCGCGCTCAATGTTCCAGCCCCACCGGAAGAACTCGTCGTGATGCGGGGCGAACTGCCGATCATCGGCCGTGCGGAAGTGCTTCGGCAGGAGGGCGTGAAGCCACAGCCGGTGGTCGGCTTCGATTTGCGGCTTCGTGTACTGCTGGCCCTTGCTGGCGCGGAAGGCTGCGGCGACTCTCTGTGCTTCGGCAGCCCATTCGGGATCGAAGTCCTGGCACGCGGGGTGATGCTCGCGAGTCATGTCCACACCCGTCCAGTCTAGGCTTGCACATCTGCAGGGCATATTTGTGTTGTTAGCCGATTTTCCCGAGTTCTAAGACTTCGGGCATTTGGGGAGCCAGATAGCGGATCGCGTCCTCGCGCGTGCCACCGGTCGCATCTTGCCAGAGCTTGATCGCGGCATCTACGCGGCGCTTATCGTCGGCGGGGTTCGCCGCCGGTTGCCTCTCGATTCCGAGCACCTTGCACAGTTGCGTAGTCGCCGCGAGCGCGTTGTGAAACTCCAGCTCAGTGATCTCAACAGGAGTCGCGTTCTGGCCTTTCCCTTCGGTGTAACGCTTGATGCGGATTTTACGGACCAGGTGCCCGAGATTCTTCTCGCGAAGGAGCTTGATTTGGGGACTGTCGGAGTCTTCAAAGGCGTCGAGGATGTCGGCCCGCGAGATCGCGACCAGGCGCCCAATTACTTCCTCCGTCTCGACATTGGCCTGCGCCCTCATCGCGGCTATCCGCTGCTTGATCTCGTGATGCTGGAGGTTCTTTCGACCGATTGATGTGAGCGCATCGTCGTTGCCCTCGTATCCCGCCAAGCGTGAGGATTCTGTCAAGTTCCCGGTCTGCAGCCAGAAGTGGTACCAGCGCTCTTGCTTGAGCGAGAGGTCCTCGCGCGGGCTCGGGGTCTTCGCCCCGTTGCCCTTCTTGTGGCCGTTGCCATTTGTGCCGTTTTTCTTCGCGCTCATTGGGTAATTCAGTACTTTCCGCCCAGGGCGATGCACGCGTTCGCGGTCATCACCGATTCTCGCAACAACCGGATCGCCGCGGTCTGATCGGGGCCCGCCGGTGTGTTCTCAAGAATCACCAGCCCCAGCTCTTTGGCTTTATCGCGAATCGCCTGATACTTCGGCAGTTGCTCTGAAGATGGCGAGTGGTAAGTGAAAATGTCGTCGATCGCTTCTTTGGTCAGTCCTGGCATTGAATCCCCCTCATCACGATTCCGCCCTCTGGAAACTCATAATCTTCAGCCAAAGAAAATGCACGGCCCTGAGTGCGTACAGGTCCGCCTGTGGAGGGCTCACTACTTCGAAACGAAGCCCGTCCGTGATCGGCCAAGCTCGCAGCCACTTACCCACTCGGCCAACTCCGGTCTTCGAGGACCGAATGAGACCGAGATCACGATAAAGCACGAAATTGCCGACAGATACGGTGTGCCGCGCGGAGTTTGGGAGGATGATTGTGAAGGTGTTTTGGGAATGCTCTGCCATCAAATGCGCCGACGCGACGCGGACTCGGTTCGATAGTGAAGCGTTCACACTGCGTCACGACCATAAACCCCAACAGTGTTTTTTGTCAACAGAAATCAAGGGGTGCCAGCGGGGTGCCACACCCCAGAGAGTCAAAATCCGACCAAATCCGAGACTCATTGCACCCGCTGATCACTGGCTCCACTTGCGCGGGAGTTAAAGCAGACAGAAACGTGCAGCGGCCCGGGCGAGAACTGCTTAACCAAAAACCAGAAGGCCCAGCAACGCGGTTAACGTTGCTGGGCCTGATTCAATTCTCAAAGCGAATCCCCGCGAAAACGGCACAAATCAAAAGAGCGGGGTTTTAGTTGCAGTAACAATCCGTCTGCATTTGGCCTTCCTGCAACCTGCAGGCGTTTTCTTCCTGGCATAGGAAGCACTCGGTTAGAACGTAACACTGAAACTGGCCGCCTCCCCCGCCTACGCATCCAGAATAGTAGATGTCGGCATTGTTTTGGGCCTGTGACCAGCAATCCATCGGGGTGATCCCTCCCCGTTCCTTACGTTCCTGGCGCTGCTTCATGAACTTGTGAAACTTCTCCCATTGCTCCGGGGTGATCGACTTGCGGGCTTCCTCTACCTTAGCTTGAAGCTCGAC